TGAGGGTTTTGCTAACTTTGCCCAAATCTCTTTGGCGTAAGCGTCTATCTGCTCGTCTGTCATGTTCGACATATCGGGCAGTTCTACTGCTTCGAGTTTTTTCGATGCCACCTGTTCCTCCTGTATCTATTTCTTTGAAGTTCGCTACATCCCAAATTGAGATTTGGTCGCGGTCACGACCCCGAGAGATAGCCTCCCCCTCGTCCTTAATGTTTTCTGATACATCAAGGTAAACCTGTCCGTCCTCCGTATTATGCCATAAACCGAGGTAGTTATTCGAATTCTTGAACTCGGCTTTATGTTGTTTCATGTAGGAGGAAAGAATCTCAGCGCCCTTAGCCTCATCAAAAAAGTCGTCAGCCTTAACTATCGCGGCAAACTTCTTGCCCTTGGCAACCATAAAGCCCTTAGTAGGCTCAGAACCGTCCTTGAGGCTTACTGAGAGACCGCCATTCTCCTTAACCCTCTCAAGGGTTGAGCGGACAATCTCAGGGGCTACCTCGACCCCGTGCGCCCATGAGCCGTGCGATGACTGGTCGTGGTCACCATGTTTGAAAACTGGTTTGTATCCAACAGGTAAAGTAATTTCAATAGTCATTAACGACGCCTATCGGGAGGAATTATCACCATGGTACAGCGACAGTTGGGATGAACTCTGCCTGGGGTCTCATGACCGCTGGAGAATGTTTCGTTCCAAGGAACTATCTCACCATCTAATTCAGAACAAATTTCGCAGGTGCGTTCATCTTGAGCAATGACCCACATCTTTTGTGCTTCAACATCTACATAACCCTCTTTAGCCGCTTGGTTCCATCCCTCTTGGCGTCCTTCGTTCTGAGCAATTTGAATCTCTGTACGAGCAATCATCGTTGCTCTTTTACTCTTAAGAGAATTTGAATAGCGGGTTGAGCGTTCTATTGCGCGAGCGCGAGCGGTTGCCTCTTTGATTCCGCTCTTAACTAAACGGTCAAACTCTTTCTTCTCAAAGTTAGTAACTGCTTTTGCCCATTGAGGATGAAGTCCTACAACATTTTTAATTCTTCGGGCTGTTGCTCTGTAATCTAATTGCTCGTTGAAAGCATCAATGATTGCTTGACGAACCGAGTTACGGGTAAGGGAATCAATCGAAACTATTAACTCTCCAGCACGGCGTTGAGCAAAGGCTAAAGAGTTTGGGTTTGTCTTATCAAAAGACATTACAAATTCGACTTTAGGTGGCTTAGGTTGCGCCCATGCTGGAAGTTTGGTGAACTCCATGTTAGCCATCGCAGGTTTGTTATCTACCTTTACCTTAGAAGGCAAGAAGGCTGGCAAGGCTAATTTTGGAGCAATGCTTTGAATCTGCTCAATCGCCTCTTTACCGCCAAGGTCAATAGAGGCTAAAAGGCTTTGCTGAATTTTCTTTTGATTGGCAATGGTGATTGTTTCAAGCAAGCGCTCTAAAGTTTCGGGATTCATATTGCGAAGCAGACTCTCAAGTTGCTTCATAGAAATTTTGTCCGTGGCTCGCTGAATTGAGTCGTACAAAGTACGAGCAAGGGCTTGCTCTTGAGGTGTTAAAGGGACTCGCTTTTCTCGCGCCTTAGCAAAATGAATTGCCATCTCTAACCAACTTCAGGAAGTTTCGGAGCCTCAGTTTGAGTAGGAGCAGGAGGTAATTCTTCTTCGCCTGATGTTGTTGGTTCTTCAGGCATAGGAGGAATTCCTTCACCTTCAGGCATAGGAGGCATACCAAAATTCTGTCCATCGTGTTCGGCAGGTGGCAGACCAGCCAAGTCGCGTAGATACTCTTCCAACTTAGGGTCAGGAACTATTGCACCTGAAGCAACCAAGTTACCAACGAATCCAGCAATCTCATTCAAATCAACATGGCTTACTTCACCGTATGTTAGATAAGGAGCGCGAGAAACATCCATGCCGTTAAGTTTTAACAGGCGTGGGATAGCGTGTTGGTTAATTACTTCAGCAATGTTTTTAGCGATTGAATCAACTGACATTGACCACAAATCCATCTTGGAAGTTCCAAGGGCATAAGAGCCAACTCGGTCAGAGCCAAGAAGAATAAAGTCAGAAAGGATTGACATAGCAATTCTTTGGTCATAGCGCTGAATAATCTTGTCTGTATCAAACTGGCGAGAACCGCCTGAAGATAGAAGAACTAAATCAAATACTTTGTGTCCTTGGTCGTCATACATAGAAGGCATGACAATTCCTTCTTGCTCGTTACGCTTGATAGATGTAACGATGTTTTGAATAGTTGCTAGAACTGAGGCTTGCTCGGCTGTTGCAGTAGATGAAAGAAACTCAGGTGGCACATAAGCAACTGGCAAACCTGCTAGGTCGCGCTCAATACCGATTGCTTCAATTTCCTCAATACGACGCTTAAAATACCAAGAGCGGTAAGCGTTACGGAGGATAGAGCGACCTTCAGGGTTATTCTTTTGTGAACTGGTACGGAATAGTAAAGACTTCTCGATTGGAATGTGGTGGATACCGCCCGAGGATGGGTCTACTTGAACCATTCCTTGAATTCCGCCGTCATCATCCATCATCCATCGGAATAAAGTTTCTTGAGCGCGGATTGGCATTTTACGCCAGCCGATACGACCATCATTGAATTTAGATTTACGCTGAGGGTCTTTGCTATCTCCCTCGCGGACTTTGTAAACAATTTCGTGATATGAAAAACCAAAGACCAACATTGAAAGCATCTGAGATAGAGCAGAGTCCCAAGACTCACTCATATCGTGTAGACAAGATTCTACGAACACCGCAACTTCTTTATCTTCAGGAGAAATCTCTCCGTCTTTAGAATCATCAGAGTATGGGTCGATGCGCCATTCAAGGCGAGTAATAACTTTTTCGATTGCGAATAACATTGAGCCGATAGTCGGGTCGTTGTCCGCCATCTCTCGATAGATTCTTGCACCGCGTTGTCCGCGGAGGTTTACTAAAAATTCTTCAAATATCGTTCCGCCCGAACGACGCAGACCAGTAGAGCCGAACTCTTGTAAATCAGGCGTTATTTTCTCAGCCATTTAACCCTCTACTCTTTGGTTGCTAATCCGACGACGATTGCGATTGCCTGTTCTTGGTTGAATCCCGCCTGTACTAACTCCGAAAATAATTCGTGAGTTTGAATAGCAAAAGCCCCCAAAACAGACACGACACCTTCACTATTGGGTGAAAGGTTATCGTACACCCGTCGATTATACCGCTAGGCGAATTTAGCCTTTTTATTCTCCGTCTAGGACAAACTCAAAAGAGTTAAGTCTTTTGTTAGTAATGTCTAAAGACGATTTCAAAGCCAATTCTCTGTCGCCAACCTGAGCGAATAGGCGGTTTTCTAGTTCGCCACCGATAGCATCAAAACGACGGAAGTAGATGTTGTAAGGCAAAGCATTTTCCTGAATGTTTAATTCAATCTCAATATACTCTTTTAGAGCAATCTCTTTTGAGATAAACGGTTTGCCATTGGAATCAACAACTACTTTCGCACCTGCTAATTCCTTTGTGAAGAAATCAGTCCAAGCCATTTACAACCCCTTTCGAGAGTTTATTAACCCTAATAATACTACATCAGGGTTAGAAAGGAAACGACTCAGGGGCTTCAGGTTCCTTTTTCCAAGTCGGTGCGCTCCAAGGGTCTACCTCTGTATCGCCCTCAGCATTACGGCGAACATCGACCACTTGAACTATGTGGCGCTTCAAGTCCACTCCGACATTAAAAGCGGTCACGGTCATCTTGCCTTTTTTCTCTCCCGTGGTCTTATCGTCCCAAGATTCCCAAACTGCCGTCCCTTGGATAATTACACCCATACCCTTTTTCAAAGAGTCCGCTACATTCTCAGCGAGTTTGTTCCAACACTTAACTGACCATGGAGTGACATCGGTATTTTCCCAAGTGCCATCAGGTTTCTTTTGTGATTTAGAAGAAATGATTGTGAAGGTTGCCATTGCTTTACCGTTAGGAGTAAAGCGCAACTCAGGGTCGCTTGCTAGGTTTCCTGCTATTGCTATTGCTGTCATGCTATGTGCCTTTCATTCGATATTGGTTTGGCGATTATGTTTAGTTTTTTTCTCATTCTGTCGCGTTCTTTAGTAGATGTTCCACCCCAAATGCCGACTACTTTGTAATGTAACGCATAGGTCAGACATTCTGTTTTCCATACGCATCCATTACAAATCTTCTTTGCTTTCTTGTTTTCCTCCGTTATTAAATTCTTCTCGGGGAAAAAGTAATCCGTCTCCAAGCCCCAGCAACTCGCTCCCTCGAACTTCCAAGGCATCAAAATTTTCTTCATCAAGTTCCTCTCCGACAAGTAAGCGATTAGGGGAAGAGGCGTCTAACTTAGCCAATACTCTTCCATTGCGCCATACCTTGCCACCAACAATTCCGTCATAGAAGTTTGGCTTAGGCTGTACTAGAGATTCACACTCTGTCCAAAAATAACAGCGAGAACAATAATTCAACGCGGGTTGTGCTAAATCTAAATTGAATTGGTCAAAGAGCCAAGGGTCGGCTTCCCGACATGGCGCTTGAGATGTAAATGAACCCATGTTGAAATTTTAGCGCTTTACTTATCAGAATCTTTGA